GTTTATTAAAGACCTGCCAGGGTACGCAAAAGCAACCCCTGGGCACCGGGAAGCCGCTCACATGATTATCCAAAAGCTGGTTAGGGCGATGAATGGCGACCCGCACTATAAAGATTCGTGGCACGATATTAGCGGATATGCCCGACTAGCAGAAAAGGAGTGCAAAGATGGCAACAAGTGAATGCCTGCGGTTTTTTCCGAAGGCCTCAGAGATAGCTTGCAAATACCCGGCGGCAACCATGCAGGAGGTTTGTGAGCACATTGGAATCACTAAAAGCGACATGTGCAATTACATGCAACAGAACAAAACCAACTGGGAGAAAATGACCGGTTGGGGCAGGTATAAACGAGCAAAATTTCGCAATTCCACAGGCTGGAAGCTTAGAGACAATATCGTAAAACATTACCGGCTGTGCGGGTGGCTAACCAAGCCGCTGCGAAGCTACAAATACACTGATATCAAGTACAAAAACGGAGTGGCAGCATGAGCAGAACAAAACTAAAGGAAACGAATAAACCTTTTTCCACAGGGCCTATTGATGACCCATTAAAAGAAGATGCAGGCACATGCCCAAACTGCAAAGAAGACACCTTGTGGTATTACCCGCACCAGAAAGGGCCCTGCTATTCAGGCTTGGTGACAAATGAGTGGCTTGAGCATTACGGCTGTGAAAATCCCGATTGTTGCGCTATTTTTTTTGGAGTTGAAATGGAGGTTCCAGCATGATCAAAATGAAGAAATTACACAAAGATGCACAGCTACCAACGCGCTCACATCACACTGATGCAGGGCTTGATATTTATGCTGTTGAGCCAGCAGAATTGTACCCCGGCGTACATGCCGTATTACCTACCGGGCTGGCAATGGCAATTCCTGAGGGTTATGTTGGTAAAATTAAGCCGCGCTCAGGGCTGGCAGTCAGGCACTCGGTTGACGTGCTGGCTGGGGTTGTTGACAGCAGCTATCGGGGCGAAGTTATGGTAACGCTAATTAAGCACTCAGAGGGACGAATGGAGATACGAAAAGGCGACAGGATTGCGCAGCTGCTTATCGTGCCGGTATGCCTGCAGACACCCATGCTCGTCAATCGGCTGGATGAAACAGAGCGCGGAAAAGGTGGGTTTGGCTCGACCGGGCTGTAATTTATTGCCGGGGTTCGCCCCGGCTTTAACGGTATCCAGACTCAAGATCCAAAATGTATTGCCCCAGACGAATAGCAGAATCCTCCGTGAAACAGATTAGCCCGTTAATCTCTTTCGGTGGACTTATCGCTGGCTTTGCTGGCATCAGGGGCATTGCTGGAGCTGTCTGGCACCCCGCCAAAATGGTCATGATACCAGCCAGCAGGATCATTTTTAAGCTGCTCATTGCTCCGCTCCTTTTCAGCATGGTTTTGCCTGCGAAGCATTGCTATTAGCGCATCAGCGACTTTGTTTAGCAATAACAGCAGGCTGGCCAGGGTTTTCATTTGTCACGCGCCCGATCTTTAGGAGGGTTCAGTGCCAAGCGATCAAGAAACGCCACAGCTTTCGCCAGGTAGCGTTTTGCCTTACCGATCAGCAGATTGTCTTTGTCGGTCGGAGTAATTTTGGCAATGCGCTCCAGCGCGTCAACGATCATTGACGCGGAGCCGACAAGCGTAGTCAGCATAATCAGCAATGCTGTGATTTTTGCAGCCCAAGGGTGGTCAATACCCAATAACGCATTCATAATTTCAACAATTTCCATTAGTCACCTCAGTAGCTATAAATGACGGGCACAGAGTCCCGAATATCCAGGTGCACAAAACGCGCACCGCGTGAATTCTGGCTAATGCCAATGCCGGTGAAGCCGTGCTTAAATGCCAGATCGACAATCTTAAAAGCCTCATCAGACCAGCATGCAATATCGCAGGCCACGCCTTTGCTGTGCTGCCCTGGCTCGGATTTGCGTGATTCGATAGGGTGCTCAGGGTCACGATAGCCGCTTGTTACCCGCATGGGCCTGCCGTACTCTGTTCGCAGCGCCTGTAATTTTTTCAGAAATTCGGGTTGCATCCGGTTGTTGCCGGTATGCTTGCAATCAAACTCGTGTTTTTCAAAATTCGCGTATTGCGTCCAGTTGGTCATTCAATCCACCTCTTTACGCCGTCATTACCAGAGCAAACGCCTTGGCCGCGTTTTGCTGTTGTATAGCGACCGTTATTGCACTCAGCGGTCACGCCGATAACGCGACTTTCAATCGACTGCTCTTTTAGTACCAGCGCAGCGACTAGCGCGCACGCCACCACTACAATAAAAGACAATGCTAAAAACTTTCTCATGCACCCGCCTTCTTGTCCGCCATCTTTTTGCCGATTTTGCGCACATAATCGACACCATAAAGACCGATTAAAGATGCCGCCGCTATTCGCGCATTTCCACTCCCAAAACCCAGCTCAGCGAGCAAAGAGCCCGCGCCGACAGCGAGCAGCATACAAATAGACGNCTCTAGTATTATTCTCATCCATGCTGGCTCATCGTCATCGTACGCCGCGCGCAAAAATGCTGTAGCAAACGCCAGAAGCGGAGCCATAAACTCCGCTTTTGTCAGCCACTGCCAGTTGCTAGGGTCTTTCCAGGGCATTCGCATATTTTCCAGATGCCGGTTAATTTGCGGTTATTGTATCACAGGTCTTCCAGCTCTTTGCGCAGCTCTTCCGCTTGTGCATCCAGCCCTGTCAGCTTGTCCCGATCCTCTTCTGTATCTGTTCCGGCATTGATTGCACGCAGAGGGCGCACAGACTCAGAGTCAAGGCGCTGGAGTTCGGATTTGATTTCGCTAATGCGTTGCTGGTTTAGCTGTTCGGGAGTGGGGCTACCGTAATCAGGATCATCTTCAGTGCCTACATTAACAGGAGGCGCGTCCACTTTAATCAGTAGAGCACCCATCTCATCGCACCAGTCGCGAACATTGTCCGTAATCTCACTGTAAACAACGCCCGTGAATTTATTGTCAATCACTACTGCGTACATAAAAACTCCTTATTGAAAAATTATGCCATCAGACGTCAGTGTATTAACTGCGATATTTGTAGTGCCTGTTGCGCCGCTTGCACTGATTATTGAGCCGTTACTCACTCGTATACCGCTACTTCCTGCATTACTAGCGTCAATGTCGCGAGCATCGATCGTTGAGTTGTTATTCGCCTGTATGCCATTACCGGCTGCACCACTAACGTTAGCGTCGCGTGCATTGATCTTTGAGCCGGTATTCGCATACATGCCTCTACTACCGCCTGCACCAGAAGCATTAGCGTCATCAGCACTGATCGATGCGCCTCTAGTCGCATATATGCCTATTTCGCCTGCATTAACAACGCCGCAACCTGGCAAAATATCTGCGTTACTGCCTGCACCTACTGCCATAACGCCATGTTTGCTGCCGCCAACACCTGCAACATCAAAAATAAACAACTGACCGATTCTAGGCAGCACACCCCCTTTAGATACACCAAAAGCGGGGAATGAACCGAAATCATAATCAGCAGTAGTAAAATCAATAGTAAGCGCAGTATTGTTTATTGTAGTTTGAGCATCAACACCAATGATAGTCACCCATCCAAAATCAATGCCCCGCACCAAGACCTGTTCAGCCATTTCAAAACCCGCTTGCAGCTCGATTGTTGCTGTAACGCCTGTGTTTTTATACTCTGGGTAAAAATTGCTTAGATGCGTCAGCGCTGCGTTAATGGTTTCAAAATCCGCGCCCGCACCGACTGTCACGGTTATGTCGCTGTCTTGCTTGATGTCGCCTAGTCGTACAGGATGCGCCGGATCAGTAGCCTCGCCAACTTTGAATGTGCCGTTTTCGTCACGCAAAGCAAGCTTGTCAGCAGTCGCCTCGCTAGACGCATCAGCAAGTTTAAGCAGTCGGCTCCAGTTTGTGTTGCCCGTTGCTGGCTCGCTGTTGCTGTTCGGCTCCATGGCTATCCATACGCTGCCCGTGCGCTGCACTGTAGAGCCTGCACCGTAGGAGGTGGAGCTGTTCCACTGAGGGGTGCCATTGCTCAAAACATGGTTTAACTTTTCACCAAAGGTGTTTTGGAGCCAGTTCATAAACTCATGCGGCGGCTGTTCGCCAAGCTGCCAACCTTCTTCCACCTTGCTAATGTCCGGCTCGACCACCGCGCCTGAGCTTGCCCATACTTCTAGCAAATTACTGTTACCGATATCTTGCGCCATAAAATAGCCTCTTAATTAAAATAATCCAACAAAACCGCCGCCGTCCGGCTCTATGCCGACACCGCCAAAACCTGTTCCGTCCTCATTTCCCGCAAAGCTAAACGGGTTGCCTTCGATGCTGAAAGACTTCAGTCGCAGCCGGATACCCGCTGCCACCGGGAAGGTGATTTCGATCAGACGCCGCTCCCAGCCTGCCAACGGCTTTTGAATCGTAATATCAATAAAACCCAGCCCCGGTATAATTGTTGCCCGCGTCCCGAATACAAATTGCGAATAGGTGCCCAGGCTGTCAACGTCCGACCTTGAGTAGTTTGCAAATATTTTAGCACGCAACAAAGTGCGGTAATCGCTGTCGATCATACGCCGACCCCTTAGGCCTGCAAACCGCCCGCCCACGTCAGGACGGTCTAAGCCGGAAAACCCTCGACCCAATCCGCCAGCAAACGCAAACGCCTCATCAGCTGGGAACTCTAAAAACACGCT